TCGAGCACCGATTGAGGCGAGATCCCTAACCGTATAGATAGCTGGGCTACCTGATAGGTTAGGGAGTCTCGCCCTAATCTAAAGGTTCGTCGTCGAGTACTTCCACCTTAACGAGAGTATCTAAAAAATCCGGTCCAAAAGGTTTAACTACTACCCCTGCCATTTTGAGGCACTCGTGCGCCAAAAAATAAAGATCGGTCTGTTTAGAGTCCTCAAGAAAAGCTCGGTGAAAGCCTTTCTTTACGTGCAACTCAAAGGCATACTCAATCCTTGGCGTGATTTGATGCTCTGTAACCTCGCCGGTAGCCCTTGTGATTTTTAGTTTTGCCATTTGATTGCCCCTTTTCTAGTTTGTTATGGTGTTACGTCTACGATAATAGGTGAGTTACAAGTAAATGTAATCGATTGGCTACTGATGTCTCCGACGGCGCCGTTAATATCTGTAGTGTTGTTTACCAAAATCGTGCTCTGATATTCCGGATTTGTTGCAGATACTACTGCGTTAGTCTGCTTAAGTGTGATAGGCACTGTCGTACCCCACGCAGCTTGTAGTGCAGCTCGTACAGATCCGGCACCTGAGGCTAGATTATCGTTTAGAAAATCAAGCGTAATGGTTGAGGTCTCGAGGCCCTTAGTATATTTTCTAGCGGTGTCGCCCATCGCAGAAATTTCAAGCTCCTCGAAAACGCGGTTAATCGTCGCGCTCGTTACGTGATCGGTTAGGTCTACGCTATTTAGTACGACCTGAACTCCGTTAGACAAGAATACGGCCATAGACCTATTCCTCGCTCTCTGTTGTTTGTGTAGTTGGTTTTTCTTTTGCTACTTTGATCGGTGCAGCTTCGTCTACGATCTGTCCGATCTTTCGCAAAAACTTTAGGTCATCCTCTGTATATGGCATTAGTTAGCTCCAGCTCGTTAGTACGGATATGTCAAAGCTAGCGGTAAGTAGATCCCCACTTTGTACGCTAAGTACTGAGGGAGCCGACATACTGCCAACGTTCATTACTATATTTGAGGCAGCGAGTTTATTAAATACTGCTACCGCTAAAGTTTCGATACCGTTAAGGTTGCCGTGATTGTCCAGCATCGGCACGGTCATAATAATTTTAAGGTTTGCTAATGGCGAGATAGCCGAGTAAGTATTATTACTTGGAGTGATGTAAGGATCTGCCGGAGCCACGATTACGCTATTAGCTGTAATAGTTGGAGGCGGAAAGCTGTAAGTATTCCACACGTTCGCATTAGCGAGAGCTGTAGCAAGTGAGGCTCGGAGTGTAGTTATCGCGGCTGGCATTTAGCCCACCATACTTCCGGGATTTTGATAACCGGATAATAATGCTCTTACCTTGCCGATTGTTGAGTTACCCATACGATATGGACTGGGACTGAACCCATCTATCGTTACCCCTCCGGTTTGGCTGACCTGCCTTGATTGGAAAACATCGACCGCTAGGATCATCGCGGCCTCTCTTATTGCCGGAGTCGTAGCGTATGAGTTTGTCTTTGTATCTGCTCCTACAGCTGAGCCATAAGGTAGTACGCGCTGAAAATTAACGTTAGCGCCGGTCTTGGCGAATTGGATAAAGCTGTAACCGTTAGGCCAATTAAAGTAAGTGTTATTCCATACGATCGATGGTAGCTGCGATGTAGTGCCAGCGCTCCAAGGGATCGTACCGGTGATCGTGTAAGTACCGTTAAAGGTTGAGCCGCATCCACTCAAGGTTACAGACTGCCCGGTAGTAAAGATCATAGGGTTAGCGACCATCGCAGTAATTACATTATTTTGTAAAGTTACGCCTACTACCGGAGCTGAGGCAAACCATAAAAACTGATTTAGGAGATCCTGCGCTGTTTGGCAGCACGTCTCGACTATATCGCTTGAGTAAAGATTCTCTATGCCAAGGTTTGCGCGTAGCTCTGCCTCGGTGACGTATGTAGCTGGCATCTTTACTCCTATCTTAAAAGAGGCCGGTAGGGCTCAAAGGGCTAAGAGCCCTACCGACTATTAGTTTTTTGCTTATGCCTTCAAGTATCTAACGATACCGTTAGGCATTTTTGCGATAGTTGCCATAAAGCCGTAGATCGCTACCTGTACTTGTAGGTTAGATACGACGTTTACGCTCATATAAGCCTGTGGGCTACGGTAAACCGTGAAAGCCTCAGGTGCCAAAATTAGAGCTGACGAATCATCCACTGTGGTCTCTGTGAAGTTCTTGTCTACGTAGAGATCAAGTCCTAGTACGTTACCGCGAATAGACTGTGGGCCTACCTGTCCGGCAGCGTTCATTGGCTGGATAGCGTTATAGATTGGTCGCTTTGTGGTATCTGTCGCGCCCATAAGTAGCTGCCACTGTGCGGCATTACCTACGTAGTTTTGCGCAAAATAACCTGTGTTTTTGTAAATAGCGGCTGCAGCTTGTGAAGTAAACGCAATTACTCCATCGCTATCAGCTGATGTAGGTGTCGATCCTGTACTAGCTGTTAGTAGTGCATTTACTACGGCTGTGTCGATAGTAGTTAGGTATGCGTTCTGCAGCTGTTGTGTGAGCTCTGCATAAAAATTTGGATCTGATCGCTCGAGGAGTTCGATACTAATCGTACCCATACCGGAATACTTCTGTACTGTGCCAGTTAGGTACGCGCTCTGCATATCTGTATTAGATACTGCGCCGTTTTCTGCCTCTACTGTAACGGTTGGCGCTACGCCTGTACCGCCTCCAGCTGCCGTGACCAGTGAGGGCACGTTTATGGTCATACCCTGAGCCGGTAAAACGCCTTGTGAGCAAGCATCGATCGCAGGTGTACCAAAACGTGTATTAGTTACAAATTCTTGTAGGTACTGTGTCGGATTAAATGCAGGGTTTCCAGCAAAATCATCTGCCGCGGTTACGTAAAGCTTTGATTCATCGCTACCTAGTGCAGCTTTGATCTTGTGCTCTGTGTATGTAGCCATAGAGACGATAGGTGTGCGTACTCTTTGTGAATCGAGCACGGATGGACGGATGATCTTACGAGCTGCCTCGACTTTTTCAGCCTCGGCCGGTGCATCTACCGGAGTATCGTCCGGTGTATTTTCTGGGGCTGTAGTCACAGCTTCCTCACTTTCGGTTTCTGTTTCGGTTTCGATCTCTACGATAGTCGTAGAAATAGTAGTAGTTTTTTCTTTTGTACTTGTCGCAGCTTCGAGAGCTGCACGAGCAGCGGCAATATCCGTCACTGATGCACTTGAAAAGGCGGCACTCTCGACGAGGCTTACCTCTTTGAGGACTGCAGCGGTAACGAGCAGGTAATCGCCCATAGGCTTAGAGGCGGTTACATCCACCCCTACGGATAAGCCTGAGACGAGATTTTCCTGCGCTAGAACGAGTGCATCTTGTCCTCGAGTGCTACTCGAAAGCTTAAACGATCCGTACACGCCATCTGTAGAGTCGCTAAACGAGATAGCGCGACCTACCGGCTTATCATTTTGATGCTGCATTAGTAATTTAATTTGTGAGGCTTCGGCATAAGTAATCGAGCCGCGCTCGAACATTACGGGTCCTGCGCTTGTATGTCCGATCTCGCCATATGGTGCAACGAGGCCCGATATGATCCGGCGATCTGTATCGGCGGCTTGTATCTCTTGACTAAACGTTAGTAGCACTTGCATCTCCTAGCGGTGTGAGGGATTCCATTTCTCGAGCTTGATCTACATCGATCAAATTGAGGTTTAACATTTTTTCGATAACATCTAAACGTTCTTTTGCATCGACACGTAAAAACGTATCATCGACCGCGAACCGCACCTCGTTTTGAGAATTTGTCAGATCGTTCATTGAGAGCCTGTCCTCAATGGCTGAGATATAAGGCTGTAGAGAATAAGCGACGAACTCTTTACGGCCATCTAAAATATTTTGATATGTCATAGAATTGTTCATATCACTTGATGTCATATACGCCGGGACGTTCATCGCACGGCAGATTTCCGTGCTGAGATATTGCGAGGCTTCCGTGTACATCATATCGCGAGGTGAAAAGCCAATATTTTCTGCAGTGAGAGTAGAAGTCAAATACGCCGTACTACGATTTTTTCTCGCTGAATTCCAACCGGCTAATATGCCTTGAATCTGTGTCTCGGGTAGATCCGCACCGTTATTTTTTAAGATAGTAGTAGCCATTGGAGTAGCTGCACTTACCGCGCTCGCTCTTTGTATATCCCACGCCGCTTTAATTGTAGTACCGGCAGATTGTAATACACCAGGTAATAGTGATTGAAAAGTAACGAGTGAACCAATACCAGCCATCGGTACTAACTGACCATCAAGAAAATAATCTTTTATCTGAGTACCGTATTGGTTTGTAGTATATGTAACGCGATTATTAGCGACCCACTCAAAGCCGGACGGTCTGCCATCATCAGCATACAAAGAATTTACGACCCAATAACTTACGCCATAGAATATAAGCGAGTCCACCGTAGCCGAGATAGTTACGCTACGTGGCTGGCGCTGATCGGGTTGCTCTAGCCATACCGGAGATCCTAATTTTTCGCCCGTTGATTTTTTATAAAGTGCGAGATCGATCGATGAGATAACACCGGCTACTAAATTACGGCAACGTGCAACGCTGGCAACTTGTAGCGCAAAATTACGATCGATACCTATGCCGTTATTACCAAAAGCTGAGTTAGTGTTAAACGATCCATAGCCGTAGGTGGTATCCATAACCGCCGGGGCATACTGAGCCTCGATAGTCGGCTTCGCAGCTGACTTAAAGCCTAGAGTTTGTAGTAATCCCATAGAGCGCATTTTCCCATATTGTCAAGCATAAATACGGTTATAGAGCGCGTGTCTAACTGTATACTTTAGCCTCACCTAAAGGCTGGGTAAGTACGTGTACGACCATACTTAATCCGATTGCAATATCTACGGGTCCGGCTGATTTTCTCCGGATGATACGCCAGCTCGCATCCGATTCTTTAGCTGCGCAATTAGCCATCGAGGTAACGAGCTCATCTTGGCCCGAGTGCACGAGCCGCTTATTACTCAGAGCTTCATAGAGATCCCCACTAGCCTGATACCCCTTAGTGCCGGATATGTCGAGGATCTGTATGCCGTTTACCTCAAGGCGTTTGGCGATTGAGGCGGTCGTATATTTGTCGTAGGCCACTTGGCGCGGATAATAAATTTTGGCCCACTTGGCAATCGCATTAGCTACAAAGAGCTCATCGATGGATACGTCCGAGTGGAATATCTCGAGCACGGCTACGCCTATACGGCCGTCTGCGAGAACTTGGCCCATTACAAGCGAGCCATCGCGCCTCGACGGTGCCACGTCGAAAGCGAAAATAGTAAGAGGCCCGGGTACGAGCTTAAGATCCTTATCGCCTGACTCCTCGACAGACATATGGGGCCAAGGTGATTGGCTACTGCTCACCCATTGACAAAGTAACTCGGTTTTCGTGGTCTCGATCGGCTGTGTAGCTACTGCCTCCTCGAGTGCCTCCTCGGTGACGGTGTATCCAAGCGCCGGGTTAGCCATCGCCCACGCATCTCGGTCGGTGATCTTGGCAAAAGGTGGAGCTGAATACTCGTAGTAGCCAAAAGACTTAGGCGGTGTACTTCTCGCGCGCTCGACTAGATCGTTGAGCACGGTACTAAAACTATCTCCGGCATTTGAGCATAAAAGCGTTTGAGCATTTGGCTTAGCGCGTGTTGTAGGGGTTGCAGCTCTAAAGCCCTCCTCCGAGATTTCACGGATCTCATCGACGAATAATAGGCTGGATGACCTGCCTCTGGAACCGTCGCGAGTCGCAGCTACTACATCAAGGCGGTGCCCGTTTTTAAGCTCGATAGACTCGGTACCATTGGCGTACCGGATCTGTTTAACCTGCCGGCCCAGTTCATCTGAGCCCTCGATCGCG